GTCGAGATAGCGCCGGACGAACTCGTCGTCGCCCTTCGCGTCCTCCAGCGCCCGCCGCGCCGCCTCCGCACTCATCGACATCGCGCTCATCGCTCACCGCCTTGCATCCGGCCGCTCGTCCATCAAACCGCCCCAAGGCAGTTCGGCAGGTTCAATCAACTGCTCTGATTTTCGCTTTGGTCTTCAGGCCACAGACGCTGGTTTGATCCGGTGGGGTTGCCAGTCGATCCTGCCTGCTAGACCTCCATAAGTTGGAATCCTGCTATACCACCATAAGTGGTGCTCTAATATTGACATTCTAGCTGGAGTCATTTAAAATTTTTTTGATCGCCCAGTGACCCGGGAAATCGCAATACGGGTGGGCTTCCCTGCTTGATCAACAGGGCAGCCGTTGATGTGGAGACTGGCGTGCCACCTGGGCGGTCACAGCTGTCCGACGAGAAGGTCGTATTGGGGGCCTGTCAAGTTCGGCTCAGCCACCAGACCGCCGCTGATCACTCGATTTGTCGTTACGCCGCGTTTGCCACCCAAAGTCCGCCGGCTATCTGCGTAGTCAAGCGCAACGACGAACTTCCCCTTTCGGGGGTCATCAATCACGTCGAACACGAAAAGTAGTCTCCCGTTCCGGGTGTCGAGAAGAACTGCCCTAGCGTTCTGCAGCATTTTAGGTAAGTCCCGGATATACTCTTCCGGCACGCCAGCTTTCTTGGCGTCGCGGAGCATGTGGAGAATCTGGCGATCGCCTATCGTAATTTCGTCAGTCGAAATTTGGATCTGCCGCTTTTGCAACTGGTCCTTCAATTTCTCTCCCAGCCGTCCGACCAAGGCACTCTGACCGCGTTCCTCGCCTGCAGCGGCGACACCCTCGACCCATTTCCGAAACAGCGGCGGACTAAATGACCGGCTTGCCCGCGCCACAGATTGCGCAAAATCACCTGCGCGCCGTTCGGCCGAGCGCGCAGCCATCCGGCGTCCAAGTCCAGCCTCAGGTACTGTGCCAATGCCCTGGGCGGTTGCTATGGCAACAATTTCGGAAAGCATAGTCAAATCGCGCTCAAGTTGGCGGGCTTCTGTTTCTGAGGCGCCCGCTTCACGCGCGATTTGCACCATCCCGGCCACGCTCATGCTGCCGATCGCGCTGGAGATCCGAGAGAGTAGATTGATGGCCTGGGCGCCGCCGTTCAACAATGTCTCGTTGAACGCTCGTATCGGCGTCATCGGATTGAAGTATCCCTCCGAGCCGGAACGAAAGAATCCATGGTAGACCAGAAAGCGCCACGTTTCAGCGCCTATCCCCAATGGCTCATCAAATTCGCGCCGGCCAGCTTCGAAAATTTGGCGAACTATCCGACCTAACGCAGTGGACTCGTCGATTTCGCCATCGACAACGACCAAGTCTTGGCTTGAGGCGTGGCTGTCATTCTGAGCTTCATCTGTACCTCCGGATGCTGTTCCCTCGCTCGTCGTCAGTTCAGGCCCCACTGTTTCGCCGATGGCACCGCTATTGGATTTATCACCAAGCTGAATGAAGGAACCTGGGTTGACGCGAAGGTCATCTACGCTGTTATTGTCGGTGCCCCATGCCACCTGATGCTTGATCACACGGTCGGTCGCATCCGTTTCGCCATTCGACTCTGATTCCTCACTCCCCTGGCTGGCTTTGCGCTCCGCCGCCGTCGCGGCCTTGCGGTCGGCGAGGATGGCGAGCTGGCGGATGAGCCATTCGTTGTTGCCGAGCCCGGAGCGGTCCAGCGTCTCGGTCAGGCGGTCGTCGCCGATGCCGCCGATGAGGCCGCGCACCTGCGCCAGCTTCGCGTCGGCCGCATCGCCCCAATCCTTGCGCAGCCGGCCGAGCACCGCCTCGCGCTCCTGCGCCACCTCGTCCGCCGAGGGCGGCTTGGCCGCGCGCCGCTGGTAGTCGCGCGCGATCTCGCCCGCCCAGCCGGCCGGCAGCTCGGCCCGGTACATCCAGTCGCGCGCCATGCCGTCGAAGTCGGGGTCGATCTCGACGTTGGGCGCATAGTCGAGCTGGTAGTGCGACGGCGACTTCGGCGGCGCGAAGCCGGCATCGCCCGCCTCGAGCAGCCAGTCGGACAGCGCCGATCCGCCGCCGTCGCCTGAGGGCGGGGCGGGCGCCTTGCCTGCCGGCTCCGGGCCCGCCAGGTCGGCGTCTTCGCGCGTCGCCTTGCCCAAGTCGATCGAGCCATCATCCGGATAGGCGGCCTGCAGCAGCCCCTGCATGTGCCGGAACGCCGCCGCGTCGCCATCGAGATAGCGCCGGACGAAATCGTCGTCGCCCTTCGCATCCTCCAGCGCCCGCCGCGCCGCCTCCGCACTCATCGACATCGAAACCATCGCTCGCTCCTTCGCACAGCCATGAATGTGTAGGGGTCACGCCCTGATGCGGGCGTAGAGGTCGTAGGTCGCGCCGTCCGGGCCGTAGCCGCGCATGCCGCCGGGCGTCTCGGGCTCGAAGCCGAGCAGCAGCGCCCAGCGCCTCCCCGCCGCGAAGTCGCGCTGGACCGCGATCTCGAGCCGGCGCGGCGCCTGGCGCTCCAGATAGCGGCGCACGGCCCGGTGCAGCGCGACGAAGCGCGGCCCGATATCGGCCGCCAGCATCGCCCAACCGATGCCGCGCCCCGGCCAATGCTCGACGACCCCGGCGCAGCCGAGCACGCGCCCATCCGCGAGCGCCGTGAAGGCCGGTCCGGCGCGCTCCAGCGCCGCGCGATACTCGTCGGTCACGACCGGCGCCAGCCACGCCTGCGCCGGCTGCAGCGCGAGCGCCGCCAGGTGCTCCGCGCGATAGGGCACGATGCGCATGAGTGGTTTCACTCGGAGAAGAAAAAAGCGAACCACAGAGGCACAGAGACACAAGAGGAAATTTCGCGCGCGGAGCGCGTTACCATCTCTTCCTCTGTGTCTCTGTGCCTCTGTGGTTAATCCCTCCTACCGGTCCTCGGTGTTCACCTGCGGCATGATGGCGAGCAGCGTCATCGGCAGCGGCTGGACTTGCCGCACGGTGATCGCCGCCGCGGTCTCGTAGCCCATCGGCCAATTGAGCGGCCGGGTCATGCCATCGAACAGCGGCGGCGGCGCGTCGAGCGGGTCGGAGGCCGTGCGGAACTGCAGCACGTCGAGCGTGCCGTCCGGCGACGCGCCGTAGAGCCCGCCCAAGGTCTGGTGGAAATTGAACACCACCTTGCTGATGCGCTTGGTCTTGCCCTGGGCCGTGCCGTCGGCGGCGCCGGCCTCGAGCTTCATGGTCTGGAGCGTGCTCGTATAGGCAAGCCCGACCTGCACGACCGAGGCGTCGCGGTCGAGGGTGATTCGTCCCTGCGCCACCGTCTTGTCGGGGTGCGTCGCGCCGTCGGCCAGGATCGACACGGTCTCGCCCTCCAGATGGTCGAGGCCGCCTATGGTCGAGGTCGGATCGCCGTCGTAGCTCAGGCCGCTGTCGACGAAGAACGCGTCTTCCTGGTCGTTGGCCGGGTCCCACAGCGCCTCGAGGAATTCGACATAGCGCCGCGTCGTCCCGTTGATCGCCCGGCGCACGATGAGCCACAGCTCGTCGCGGTCGCCCTCGGGTGCCGGGATCACCGCGACGCTCTCCACGGCCGCCGGCTGCGTCTTGCCCGCATCCGCATAGCCGCCCAGCACATGCCGGTGCCAGCCGACCACGTCCTGGTCGCGCTCATAGGTGAAGCCGAGCAGCGCGCCGTCGCCGCGCACGCCCCAAACGATGCTGCTCGGCTGCGGCTGATAGGCGATCTCGCCGAGACCGCCCTTGGTGATGTGCTCGGCGAGCGCCGTCATGTCGGGCGCCTTGTAGTTGTCGTCGGCGAACACATAGGCGATCTCGAACACCTTGCGCTGGGCGCGCTGCACGAACAGCACGGCCTTGCCCGCCTTGACCGGCTGGAAGTTCGACGAGCCGCGCGTCGTCGTGCGCGTCGCCTTGACGTTGGTCGGCGTCAGCGCCTCGTTCTGGTTGGAGGGGCGCAGGATCCACTCGCCGCCGACCGTGCCGATGATCAGGCCGTTCTCGTCGTCGACCATCCAGCGGATGACGTTGACGTCGTTGGCGTTGAGCGTGAAGGCGAGCGCGTTGTCGTCGGCGACCGTGCCGTCGTCGGCCGAGGGCGCGAAATTCTCGTAGTCGCCGCTCTTGCTGCCGTCGAGCCGCTGCAGCGGCTGGCCGCCGAAAAACAGGCGGTCCTCGTAGAACGTCGAGCAGGCCGGCCAACCGGTCGTCGTCGACCACGAGCCGAGGCGCCAGTTCTTGCTCGCCGTCGTCGCGCCGAAACTGTTCTTGACGTCGGCGGTGACGTGAGTGGCGTCAGTGAACGCCGCGATCTTGGCATAGCCCCAATGGGCCGAATGCTGAATGCGCACCAGTCGGCCGACGTCGGTCGCGGCGAAGGTTGCGGCCGAGGCGGTGATCGTGATGCTGCCGGTCGTCGCCGAGGGCGTCAGCGTCGTGTCGCTGGTATTGACAGCGAGATAGGGGCCGTCGAGGAAATCGATAACGGTCAGCGTCCAGGCCGTATGGCCGGTTCGGCTCAGCTTGCGCGGTGCGTAGCCTGGATGGGTGATGTAGAGGACATCGGCCGACTGGCTGAACTTGAGCTGGAACAGGTCGGCCTCGGCATAGGGCGTCGCGACGGTGTAGACCCGCGCCGCCGCGCCGCCCGAGACATAGGCGGAAAACGCCGTGCCGTCGACCCCGGCGAGCTCGAAGGTGTTCGTCGTCTGGTTGGCGACGATGAAGCGCTGGCCGTTCAACTGCGTCATGCCGACCACGCCCGAGATGTAGATCTCGTCGCCATTGGCGAAGCCATGCGCCGCCGCCGTCACCGCGATCGGGCTGGCCTGGGTCGCGCCGGTCATCGCCTTGTCGGCCTCGAGGATCGCGCCGTGGTCGCGATAGAACCGGCAATAGAGATCGCCGAACTCGATGATATAGGCCTGCGTCACCGAGAACTCGAAGCGCACGATGCGCGTCGCCTTGCTGCTGTCCTTGACCGGCGCGACGAACCGCGTCCCCGGCCGCCGCTCGGCCGCGCCCTGGACGTGCGGGATGAAGTTCTCCAGCACCTGGCAGCCGGTGAAATACTTCTTGTGGTCCGTGCGGCTGTCGAGCAGCGGCGACAGCTCGCCGCCGTTGAACGCCTGCAGGATGGGCGAGGCCTTGGGCATCGGAGGGTCCGGATTTTGGATTTGAATGACTCAGGAATAGTCGTCATACCCGGGCTCGACCCGGGCGTCTTCGGCCACTCGGGTCGACGGCGGCTGACGGATGCGCGCCTTTCATTCGACCGTCATGGTCGGCTTTAGGCCGACCATCCACGTCTTCTATGGCACCGTCGCGCCCAGGCTAGCCGCGAACGCGCGGATGGTCGCGACAAGCGCGACCATGGCGTTCCACGAGAGACCCTTCATCCTGAGAAGCGCCCATAGGGCGCGTCTCGAAGGATGAGGGCATGTGCAGAGGCTCGAAGAACGAGGACGGTTCAGCCTCAGGACTCGCGCGCCCAATCCAGCTTGCGATAGTCCATCCACGGCGCGAGCGTCGACTCGGCGTCGGGCTCGACTCCCGGCGCGCGCGTCGCCTCGCGCGTGAACGCATCGCGCAGCCACGGCGCCACGCCGGCGCCGCTATCGCCCGATACCGCCGGCGACCACGGCTCGAGCGCCGTCCGCGCCCCGCCCGCCTCGGCCCCATCGCCACCCGCGGCGCTACCCTCGGGGTAAGCCGTGCGCATCAGCCCCTGAAACCGGTCAAACTCCTTCCGCCCGCCATCCAGATAGCGGTCGACGAAAGATTTATCCGACGTGAGCTCTGTCAGCGCCTTGCGCGCCGCCGCCGTCGCCTCGCTCATCCACGGCGCCAGGCCGTTCCCCGCGCCGAGCTGCGGCGCGGCGCCGGCCGAGCCGCCGGACAGACTCCGTCGGGGCGCGCCTCGCACGCTGTCCCCTGCCTCGCCAAGATTGGGGCTGTCCGAGCCCGGCTCGGGATAGGCCGCGCGGTGCAGCGCATGCATGTAGTCGACGGCATCGCGATCGCCCCGGAGATACCGCTTGGTGAAGGCATCGTCCGCCTTGGCCGCGTTCAGCGCCCGCATCGCCGATGTCGGCGTCGAGTCGCCCAATCGAGCGAATCGGTAAGACGCCAACTGCACCTCACCACCATCCGACCGCATTCCGGAGACCGCATCGCCGTGTCCGAGCTGATCGTTCGCAGGCGCGGGCTCGAACTTTGCTCTGACGGCGTTCTTGTACTCGTCCAAATACAATCTACCTCCGCGGTAGGTCGGCGATTTGGCATCCCGGTTCGAATATCGAGATCCGTCACGTATCGATCTCAGGTTCTCAGGGTCGTTGCCCTCGCTGCCGCTCGTGTCAATCTGCTTGTTATCAAAGAGCCACCTAGTCAGGCGATTCAGCCAGCCCCCGCCAGTCTCGGCCGCTGCCAATGGAATCCCAGACCGCTCAGTAACGAAGCCTAGGATAAAGGACGTTGAATGCCGAAAGGCTGGAACGGGATCCTCGAAGATTCCGGCCGTTCCATCGGCATACGTATACTTGCGCTGCCAATCCTGGGGCCCGCCCGGCCGAAAGGAATTTGTCATTGATCCCACGGCCAAGAGATCAAGTTGGTCGCCGCCCATCAATCTGAGCGAATCGCCATATTCTCTTGCATCGTCGAGAGAATAGCCCTCCGGAACGATATAGTAGTTCCCAACATTTTGCTCCTCCAGAGGCACGCCATTGCGATCGCGCAAGACGTAACGCGTCGCATTAGGATTTGGATCCGGAATTGGGGCGCCTCGATCCCGCAGAAATTGAGCAGGCACGAGCTTCCCCTTGCTGGATTTGACATAGAATTCTGCCAAAGGATCCTCCGTCTTCGAAAGACGTCATCACGAAGCAATGCTTAAACGCGACCGTTGGCGCCGTTGACCTCACTCCGCCGGCGTATCGCAGAAGCTTTCTAGATAGAAAAAATGCGGCGCGAACTCTGTCGAGGCTAGCCTGCAATCGGTATACATCCAGTATTCGGGATTCTTCAAATAAGCGGCAAAATCGCTCGATCTTGCTTCACGCGGAAGGGCAATCTGACCGCTTGTGTCATAGACAAGGAAGTGGACGTAGAGCCCCGCGAAGTGGTGTTCGCAGGTGTTGAATTTATATGTGCTAAAAGACCGCTGAGCGGTGGCGGCGCATTCGTCGTAGCGCTGTCGAAGAAGCGCAAATCGCGCGCGCTCAATCGGGTTTGCTAGATCGTACCCCCACCACGGGTAGAGAAACATTACACCCGCAATGAGCGCGCCGACGGCGTGGCGAAACATCTTCCGTGATTTCTTGTCGAGTAGACTGTCGATAGAGCGGAATGTCTCGACTGATGCGACTACCAGAATTGCAAGCGCACCCATCCAGACGCAGTATGTTTCGTCAACCTCGATGCTTTGCATCCGATTGAATTCGTACCAGAAGCTCGGCAATAGCTTCGCAACGACGCAGATCGCCAGTATCGCCAACCACCGTCCGATCAGAGAGAGCGCTTTTGTCATGGCTTAACCGTCAGCGTCTGTGACCTTAAGGAAGGCTAACACTCGGTCCGCAGAAAAAAGAAGTGAGGCGCAAGCTGCGTCGAGACTTGCCCGTAGCACGCCCCATAAGGGGGGCTTTCGGACGGCTGCTGATCCTTGATGTCTCTCATCAAATAGTCGCGAAATGCGGGCGATTGTGCATCGGACGGCAGAGCGATCTCGCCGCTCGTGTCGTACACGATGGCTTGAACATAATTGCCCGCGATCCGCTTTTCGCAGGTCTTGATCTTGTTGGCGCCATAGGACGTGCGTGCTGTAGCGGCACATTCCTCGTAACGCTCCCGAAAGAGCGCAAATTTCGCCCGCTGAATTGACGCGCTCAGATCGCCGCCCAAACTTCCAACAATCGGAGACGCAAAGAACGAGGCGCCGGCTATGAGCGCCGGCACAAGGTATCGAAGCGTGGACAACACGTTGCCGACTATCAGACCGCCAACAAACCGAAAAAATTCGACGACGACAATCGGTACAAGAAAAAGCGGCCCTATAGACGAGGCAATATACTCGTCAATCCTGATTCCCTGCATTCGATTGAATTCGTACCAGATCTCCGGTAACAGCCTCGCAACGACGCAGATCGCCAGTACCGCCAGCCACCGTCCGAACAGAGAGATCGCTTTACTCATGGCTCATGCGAACGCCATCGTGGCCCGGCCGTTGTCGGTAGTCGGTGTGAATGATCCGAACAGCGATGGCTAAGTCCGGAATGCCCTCGCTCCGGCACCAATTTCCTTCCACTCGCATTACTTGTATATATTTCTATATGCCACCTTTACGATCATGGCCGTCCACGTGGCATTTCGCAAGAGGAAGTTTGCCTAGCAGGCAGGGAGAAATTGGCCGAAGCGCGGCGCGCGCGTGGCGCGGCGGTGACATTTCTTTGTGCCTCTGTGTCTCCGTGGTGGGTCTTCCTCTTCCTCACCGCCGGCTGTCGAGCCACGCCCCGTCGGCGAGCGGCAGCGGCGCGCCCTCCTGGCCGTCGGCCCGGCGCGCCTCGCGCAGCGCGTTGGCGTAGTCCTGGGCGGCGAGCTGGCGCTTGGTGTTGCTCTGGGTCAGGTCTTCGGCGAGCTCCATGGCGAGCGCCGCGGCCAGCGCCTCCGCGAACAGCGCATCGAACTCGTTGGGGTCGGTGACGCGCGCGACATAGCGGATGTCGATCGAGCCCGCCTGGTCGCTCAGGATCTTGCGGCCCTCGATCTCGTAGCGCGTCGCCGTGTCGACGTCGATTACCTTCAGGCAGTCGGCCGGCAGCTGATACTGCATGGCGAAGCCCCAGGCCGGCGCGTCGGCGAGCGGCGCCAGCGACGCGCGCCGGATCGCGAAGTTCCACGGATGCGCGCGCAGCACCGCGTCGCGCACATAGTCGTAGGCGCGGTTGAGCGCCCGCGCCTCCTTCGACGCCTCCGAGAGCGCCGCGATATAGCCGCCGCCCAGCTTCTCGAGCGCGCGGTTGCAGATGCCGACCACGGATGCCATGGGGCAGATCCTCCGAAGCTTCAATGAAAGGGAACTACGCCGACGGGAGCCGGTTTTCGAGGCGGCACCCGCCGCCTCGGTGATGGCCGAGCGCGACGCGGCAGGCGCTCAGTCCCGCTGCCCCAGTTCGTCGCGCCAGTCGCGGAGCCAGCCGGCCATCGTTGGATCGGCGCCCTCGTCGCGCAACGCATTGCCCGCGAGCGCGTCGCCGAGCCACGGCGCGAAGCCGGCGTTCGCGCCATTGGCGGGGTCGCGCTGCGCCCCGCCGCCATCGGCCGCCGCGCGAGAATCGTCCGGCTCCGGATACGCCGCCTGGATCAGCGACTGCATGCGCGCGAACGCGTTGCGATCGCCGTCGAGATAGCTCTTCACGAAGCCGCTGTCCGCCTTCGCCGCCTCGAGCGCCTGGCGCGCCGGCGTCAGGTCGGGCATCCCCTGCGAGTAGCCGCCCGCGGAATTGTCCGAGGCATCAGGCCGCACCGCCGGCCCGACCGTCTCATCGCCCGGCTCCGGATAGGCCGCGCGATGCAGCGCGTGCATACGGTCCACGGCATCGCGGTCGCCTTTCAGATAGCGCTTGGTGAACGCATCATCCGCCTTGGCCGCGTTCAGCGCCCGCATTGCCGGTGTCACTGTCGTAGGCGCTGCGTCGCTCGATGGCGCAAACCGGTAGGACGCCAACTGCACATTGCGGTCGTCAAGCTGCTTTCGAGGAATCGCGTCGTTGAGGCCGGCCTGATCTTTCCCGCGCGCCGGCTCGAACTTTGCCCTAACGGCGTCTTTGTTCTCGTCCAAATACAATCTACCCCCGCGGTAGGTCGACGATTTGGCATCCCGGTTCGAATATCGAAATCCGTCATGTATCGATCTCAGATTCTCCGGGTTTTGGATTGGGGATTCGGGCACCTTTGTCTCGTAGATACTGAACGGGTACAAGCTTCCCGTCCTTGGACAAGACATAGAATTCCGCCACGGCTTTCTCCGTCATCCAAAGTAGTGGTCACGAACAGGGTTCGTCAATCGAGCCGCTAGCGTCGCCAGCCTCACTCGGCCGGCGTATCGCAAAAGTAGGTTTCTACGTAGAAAAAATGCGGCGCGAATTCCGTCGACTTGAACGGGCATTCGGTATACATCCAGCTCTCGGATTTCTTCAAATAGTCGGCAAACTCGCTCGCTCTTGCGTCACGCCGAAGGGCGATTTGACCGCTGGTGTCATAGACCAGGAAGTGGTCATGGCTCCACGCGAAGCGCTTTTCGCAGGTATTGAATTTATATGTGCTGTAGGACTGCTGAGCCGTGGCGGCACATTCGTCGGCGCGCTTTCGAAGAAGCGCAAAGCGCGCGTGCTCTATCGGATTTCCTAAATCGTACCCCCACCACGGGTATAGAAGCAGCACACTTGCTATGAGCGCGCTGCCGGCGTGGCGAAACATCTTCCACGTTTTCTTGTCCAGTAGACAGTCGATAGTGCGGAACGTTTCGATCGATGCGACTACCAAAATTGCTAGTACGCCAATCGCCACGGCGTCGGATTCGGTCGCCTGAATGCCTTGCATCCGATTGAATTCGTACCAAAAGCTCGGCAACAGCTTCGCGGCGATGCAGATCGCCAGTACCGCCAGCCACCGTCCGATCGGAGAGATGGCTTTTCTCATGGCCTGCGGATGCCGGCTAGGCGGCGCCATTTCATCGTGCGCAGGAGCAGCGGCACGGTCGCGATGAAGAAGCCGGCGACCGCGGCGATCAGCGAGTAAACTCGCGTCGTATCGGTCGACCCGCATTTTGGGCAGCTCGGCGTCGCGGCAACCGCCGCTGCATCGACACTCGCGCCGGCCGCCGGCGCCGCCACCGCCTCGGCCACCGTGCCCACGCTGCTGATCATCCAAAAGTAGGGGCTTTTTTCATTTGCAACTTATACAGGTATATCCGTCCCCCGCACTTTGGCAAGCGGAACGCGGGCACAGCAGGCGCAAAGAACATGGCGGGATCGCGACCCTTCTGCGGCGCACCGGTGATTCTTCTCTGTGCCTCTGTGGTGAGTACTCCCCCGCCTCCTGTGACAAGGCTCTAGCGAAGGCGGATCACGCCGGCGGAAACTGGTCTTCGAGGATGTACTGGCCGATCAGCTCGAGGCCCTTCAGCACATCCTCGCGGGTCAGCCCGGCGGCCAGGTCGAAGGTGAACTCCATCGCCGCCGTCGCGGTCGCCGCGCCCACGGCTTCGGTGACGGCCGAGCGCGTCAGCCCCGCGCCCTGGGCGATCGAATAGCGTCGTGTTGCCATGAATATGCTCCTTTGAAAAAGGGGCGGCCCCGCGCCCTCGCGCGAGCGCGCAAGGCCGCCCCAAGGTGCCGGTCGGGCCGCGGGAGGAACGGCACCGCCGGGGGAGGAGACGGGAATCCCAAACTCGTCATCCTCGGGCTCGACCCGAGGATCTCTTACCGACGACAAGAGATTGCCGATGGCATTCTCGCGTCGCCGCCACGAGATGGCCGGGTCAAGCCCGGCCATGACGAGTCCAGGAAAGGGTCAGTCCACCGCGTACTGGACGACCGCCGAGAGCGTGCCCGTGGCGGTCGCCGCGGCGGTGAGGGTCGCGACCAGGTCGTAGTGCCGGATCGAGTCGGCCGAGAGGCCGGCGTCGTTCCACACCTTGTTGCGCACTTTGTCGACGTTGCGCTGCTCGAATGCGACCTCGACGCCGGTGGTGCTCGCCGAGGCGAGCGACACCGCCGAGCCATAGGCGTCGGCATCGACCGCGGCGCCGCCATTGGCCGCGGTCTGGTAAAGACCGATGTCCGCCGCGGCCGAGGTGATGGCATCGCAATAGAGGCGGATGCTCAGCACCGTGGCGTTGGACGGGATGCGGCCCAGGCGATAGGTCGAGCCGATCGAATCGCCGTTGGTGATCTCGACCGTCTCGACTTGGGAGCGAACGCGCGCGCCCATCAGGGTCACGTCGTTCACGACGGGCGGCGCGGCGTCGAGATTGCCGACGTTCGTGCCGCTGACATTCACTACTGCCATGGTTCAGCCCTCCTTAGGACTCGGCGCATTTCAGCTCGACCACCTTGCCCTCCTCGACGCGCGTCGCGCCGAACGTCCCCTTGACGTAGACATAGGTGGCGAAGGCCTTGTCGGGCCGTTCCTGGATCTTGGTCGTGATATCGTTCCACAGACCCAGATGCATGCCCGACTTGGCGAAGGCCGGCACGCGCCGGAAGGCGCTGCCGTCGACGCCGAGCCGTTCCGAGTGGATGAAGTTGAAGCCCATGAACGACGTGATCTTGCCGTCGACCAGCGTCGGCCGCGTGTTGTAGTCGAGGCTCGTCGCCTGCACCTCGTTCAGCATGTTGTCGTGCTGCTTGGCGGTCATGACGAGGTAGAGCGGATCGGCGTCGATGTCGACCTCGTTGGCCATCAGGATGCGCTTGGCCTCGCGGAGCTTCGCGACCGTGAGCCCGACATTGCTCGCCGAGCCGAAATTGACCGCGACCGTCTGGCCCGCCGGGAACGTCACGGCGTTCGTGCCGTTCTCGCCGGTCTTGGCCGTGCCGAAGAACGCCGCGATGATCTCGTCGTCCATGGCGCGGCCGAGCGCATAGCCGCCGTTCTGGGCATAGGCCGATTGCGGCTCGATCAGCATGCGGATCTTGTCCTGATCGTCGATCAGGTCGCCCCATTCATAGTCGGTCGGATAGACCCACCGGGCATCGGCGGGCGTCGAGATGAGCGGCGAGTCGGCATGCCGGCTGGTGCGCTTGACCGCGTTCACCGCGCCGACCTGTTCGACCGCCTTGGCCGCCTTGCCGACATAGCTGTCGGACATGACGGCGTTGCGGAGCTTGGAGCCCCGCTGCTGCAACAGCAGCTGCACGTTCGTCGCATAGCTCTGGACGAAGTGCGCCGGGACATAGATGGACAT